CTTACTTGCATTAAAGAGTGGTTATTTGCCTTGATCCACGACTCTAAATGGATACATCTAAATAAGTAGTTGACAACAATTTCAGTAATAAACCAGAGGAAAACTAAAATGATGGAAAAAGCTATATCTAATCTTTTAGGGTTTTTTTGGATAGTAATACTCGCTCCATTTTGGTACTTACTCTTAATAGTTCTTACAGGGACTCACTTAGTGCTAATCGCAATCAGGGACTTATCGAGGTCTTTAGCTAAAGCAATTAGGGATTTTCGGGACTACTTATTAACAAATATGACGGATTTTTAAAATGGGCAAAGCAGCAAGACTAAATCGGGAAAGACGGGAAAAAGCGATGAGAGAAGGTAGTGACTGGACTCATTTCCTTGGATCTGGACTTGTTTTCGGAGAGCCAAGGGAACACTTAGACAGTTTGTCGTTATTCATCATAGTCAAAACATCGATATGGAATAAAGTTTTAATGGCGACTGCTTACGATCATTTGACGGTTGCAGAGCATCTAGTAGTTATGAAGCTATACTTTTTGACGATTGCCATTAATTCTCTTGACCAAAATCCCTCAATAGAAAAAGGCAAAGTATTCGTTCGTACAGATATTGATATATATCGACACGATGATAATCGTGACTTTTGGAAGGTGATGAATTCCCGCTATCAGAAGATTAATCACTGCTGCATGATTGGTATCGAGGTCAAAGGAAAGAAGTCTTTACATTCTTATGCAGAGGATTTTTTTACCGACAACTTATGGGATAGCAGTACAGTCGACTCTATGCTCAACAAACACTCTCATCTAGCCGATTCTATTGATATTATTCTAGGTGAGCTAAAATAAAAGAGTGGAGCTCGAAAGGCTTTCTTTCATTTTTTGTTTAACTCTGCGCCCTAACTAGGCGTTTTTTAGTTTTTACCTAGAAAGCCCCCACCACGTTAGCAAAAACCGATTCTATATCAGCTAGGTTCTGATTTCTAGCTTTTCTGAGTAGTTCTTTTTGGTCAGTAGAGGCAAACTGGTTGTTAAATGTAGCATTGACTTCAGAGCGGACGTTAGGGATTTTAAGCCCTAAGTCTTTTAGTTGAGCAAGGATATCTAATCCGAGTTGATTTAGCCCATTTTGCCCCCTGTTGCCCAGTGCTTGCGGCTGTGGAATGGTGGGAACATTTAGGGCTTGAGAATCTAGCAGGTTGCCATTATTGTCAATTTTTAGCCTAGCAGGGATATCAAGAGGTGGACTGTTTTCTACCTGACGCTTTAGGTCGGTCAGAGGTAGAGGCTCCAAGTTCACAGGTACGGTGATCGCCCCCTGTGCTTTAATTGCTTTCTCCCTGTTTTCAATATCCTCCTGATTAAAGCGGTTTCTAGCCTCTGCTATAGCTTTCTGGGTATCGGCGTTAGATTCCCGTTCTAGTTTAGCCTTGGCTTTAATCGCGTCGATTTCATCCCTTCTACGTCGTTCCACTACAGGGTCGGATACGAATCCCTGAGAACGACTAGCCTCACCTATTGCCCGATTGGTTCGATTAGCAGCGCGGTTAGTCCGATTCTCGATTTCTAATTGTGCTTTAGCCTGTGCTTGGGTTAGTTTTAGGCTTTCCCGTTGATATTCGTTGATTAATCCCTGATCTTGAGATATCTTTTCTTGTTCCCTGAGATTTTCAACAGCAAGCTCTAAGCGCTCTTTAGCTAGGTCAGTAGAAGTAGTGTCACGGGATATGACTAATTCCTGTTGGGCAATCTCTAGCCTTCTTTGAGCTAGAGCGATAGCCTCCTGTGCTTGTTTTTTCTCGCTATCACCCGAAGCTTGACTTAGTTCTTTTTGCGCGATCGCCAGTTCTTTTGTGGATTCGATTACGGCTTTTTGCGCTGCTAGGTCAATTCTGGCTTGTTCGATTGGGGCTTTGGCAAATTCTACCTGAGCAGTCCGCACCTGAGATTGAGCTTCAATTAATGCTCGTTTTTGGGCTTGTTCTGTTTTTTGGATCTCTAATTCTAATATCTGGGATTGGATTCTTTGCTCGGTTTCTAGGGCTTTTAGTTTAAGTTCTCTAGTTTTAGCCTCCTGTTTTCCAATCTGCTCAATTAGCTCTTTTTCCCGAACGGTGCCACTAATACCTAAATCAGATAATTCCTGTTTAAGTGCTTTGAGTTCTTTTTGGCTACCAATGTCCCCAGAGTTGATTTTCCGTACAATTTCTAGTGCTCGGTTTAGCCTATCAGTCTCTGCTATGGAAACAAATAAAGAGGCATCGGAGCGAGCTTTTAGCAGTTCGTTTCGTTTGCCAACGATGTTTAATTGACGCTCTAAAGACTTTTCTTGAATAATTAGGAGATTGGTTAGTTTTTCTGATTCTAGTTGAGCTTTTTTGTCGGAGTCGATGACTTTAGCTTTTAGGTCAAGTTCTTCATTAAAAAGCTCAATCCTATCAGTTTGAACTTTAGCCAATCTCTCTATTTGAGCTTTGGCAATATTAAATAAAGACTCTTCTACCTCTTTTTGCTTTTGTAATGCTTGAAGAACCAGATCCGAGGATTTCTCTCTTAATTCTCTTAGCTTTAGTTCTTTCTGTCTTTGGGAAATATCGGCACTGTTGACCGCTTTTATTTCTTCCTCGACTGCGGCTAATTGAGCATCTGTAGCTTTTTGGGTGACTTTTAACTTTTCTAGCTCTAAGTCTTCTTTGCTGATTAAATCTGCATTATAAAGTTTTTGCAGTTCAATTAATCGCTCTTGTTCGGCTTCTTTGGAAGCAGATAAAGCTTTTTGGGAAGCTTCTTCAATAATAGCTATCTTTTCGGCTTGTTTAGCTTTTTCTGCTTCTATCTCACTGTTGGCCTGTTCTTTGGTTAAGTCGGTTATTTTCTTGTTAACCTTCTCAATCTCATCAATAGTTTTGGTGCTAGTTGTCGCATCTTGACGAGACTGTAAGGATTTTAACAAGTCTTGCTGTGCTTGTAGCTCCTCAGATATTCTTTTCTTGGTGGCTTCGGCTTTTCGTTTTTCTAGAGATTCCTGTAGTTCCGTTCCCTCTACTTCTAATCTAGCAATCTCTGCTAATGACTCAGCTTCTGCTCTTTTACTACCCTCAATCCTCTTATTGACAGCCCGCAAAACATCACCATAAGCTTTATCAATTCCTGCTAGGGAATCCTCCAATCTTCGATTAGCTTCTATCTCTCTCTCTAATTGCTTGACTAGATTGTCTTTGGCTTGTCTTTCTGCATCTGTTACCGCTAAACTATCCTTGGCTATTGATAGCTGTCTAGCTAGTTGATCCCCTGCTAGTTCTACTGCCTTAGCTTGTACAATTATGCCCCTAGCGTCATCGGCTCTAAGCTTAATCGAAGACTCTAATACGGCATTCCCTTGTTCAATTGTGTTAAAGAATTTCTGGGATCTAACAGCGTTTAGGTTATCAATTACGTCCCCACCAGTTGCCAATCTTTGGAACACACTGATTAGGTTGGCGAGTTTGATAAAGACACTCTGGGAATCTCTAAATTCTTGCTCCAAATTATCGGCAACCCCTAATTCTATCGGCTTGGCATTTGCCCGATTGAGGTCGTCTCTAAACTTGGTTATAGTGTCGGCTGATTCTTGCGTTTTTTTGTTCAAATCATCGACAGCTAAACCAGCCTCCACTACCCCGATTAAGATAGAACCTGCTAATGCCGTTATTCCTAGGCTTAATCCTTGGATGGCTATTTTAGAGGTTGCTGCTGTTTTTACTAAATTAATTATCCCCGCCGTTGCTGACGCAATCCCCGCACTAAATGACTGGAATGTTAAAGCTTGGAGGTCTAGTATCAAAGCCTTAAGAGCCAAGGAAGCGAATGCTAAAGCAGGAGTTAGGGCTGTCAGTCCTAAGCTTAGTCCCTGAATTACCGCAATCCCTGCCCCTATTTTGGCTAAATCAACGAATCCTGCGACAACTGGAGCAATAGCACCCGCTACTGAGTTTAAAGCCACTGCCAAGCCGTCGTATAGCCCGATTAGGGCAGGGCTTGCCTGTTGTCCTATCGCCACAAAAAGGGTATCTCTAGCGTTGGCTAAGTTCTGCACCGCCGCGCCTAAAGTTTTGCTCCCCTGTTCGGCTGCGAAGGCTGTCTCCCGTCGTAATTGTCGAGCGAATCTAGGGAGAAATTCATCGGCTGTCAAACCAGCTTCAACTAATTTATTAAGTTCGGCAGTTGTCACCCCAAAGGCTCTAGAGGCTACCTGTAAAGCTCCCGGCAAAGCTTCCGATAATTGCCCTCTTAATTCCTCTTGGCTTACGACTGCCTTACCCGCTATTTGTCCGATTGCTAGGGTGGCGTTGTTGAGCCTATCGGTTGTGATACTGTAGGCTCTCCCTGCCTGCAATATCGCTTTAGATATGCCTATTGTGTCTTTCTCTAAGTTAGTTCCCTGAGTTGCTGCTGCTAGTAGCGTATAACCTTCAATGGCAGGTATTAAGGCAACCTTTAGATCCCTAGCTGACTTGGCGATCGCATTAAAGTTTTTGGCTCCCTGTTCTAGTCCTCCACTAACAAAATTAATTGAGGTAGTCAAGTTTTCAAATCTAACTGTAAGTTCTTGGGTTTGCCTGCCTATTTCTACTAAAGTCTCGAACCCTGTTGTTATTGCTATATATCCTGCTACAGCAAGCCCCAAGCCTTTAAATAGTCCGATACTTTTCCCTACGATGGGGTTTAGATCAATAAAACGATTGGCGGTGTCCTTAACACTATTGGCTACTTTATTTATTTGCCCAAATACACCACTAGGGGATTGAGCTTTTACTATTTTTTTCTCTATATCTATTTGAGCTTGTTCAAACTTGGCAATCGCGTCATTAGTTTTAGGTAATGCTGCTCTCATTTCAAGTACAGAATCAGAACTTGTAGCATTATTTAGTTCTATTTCTATTTTTGCTAGTCTTAAAGCAATATCTTCTTCTACTTTGCTAACAGCCACATTTAGGTTGCGAACGGAATTAGGGATGCTGTTTTTTCTCTTGGATTGAATCTCTTTTCTGGCTGATTCTAGCTCAATGTCAGCCTCTAAAGAGCTTATAGTAGTAGTTGATGCTCCCTCAATGTCAGCTTCTAAAGAGCTTATAGTAGTAGTTGATGCTACTTGTCGATTGGCATTTTTTAATATTTTTCTGATTATATCATTGACGGACTCAGATATTGAATTAACACCTTTTTTAAGTATTTCTCCGATATCTCCTAATTCTGGATCTATTTGCTCAACAGATGATACCGTCTGGGCTACGGTTTTATTGACAGTAGATGCTATTGCCTGATTTATTTCCTCAAACCGCAATACGGTGATTTTATTCTCGACTGCTTTTTGCTGCTTTTGAATACTTAATAGCAGTCCTTTTAAATAGTCTCTAGTAGAATCTTCAATCTCGCTAGATAGAGCAATTAAAACAGCATTTTTACTCGCATTTAGTTCAAATGCTAATTCTCCTAATTGTGGGGTACTTTCACTATTTAATCCACTGGTGACTAATTCCCTTGTCCTAGCGTTAATCTCTTGAATCTGCTGAGTTGTGGCGCGAGATAGAAATACTCCTAATTCCCTTACTTGCTCTTGTATTTGCGCCGATAGTGGAGCCGTAGCACGAATTAACTCGGCAGGTATGTCATTAGAAACCTTGTCAATAAGAACGTTTTTTCTATCGGCTGATTTTACCGCTATTGATAACTTTTGCGCTACTTCTTTTAATTGCGCTCTTGTTAGTGTAGCTAGTTCTTGTTGCAGTCTGGTCAATAACTGCTTAACGTCGCTACTGATATCGACTGCTTTAATATCAGATGGTGCAACTAGATTATCCAAATTACCTAGAACATCATTTCCTTCAATTCCTAAACTTCTAGCTAAGAGTCTTTCTGCAAATACATTAGCATCTTGTTCTACAAGCCTAGCCTGTTCTAATGCTTTTCTTATTTGCTCTGCTTTATCTTTTGTGTATTGTTCTATCTTGTCTTGAGCCGCACCGCTCGATTGAAGTGAAGCTAATTCTTGTTTGAATTGTGCTTCTAGCTGATTCAATACGCTATTGACTGATGATGTTTGAACTATATGCCTAGCTTCATGGAATAAAGTAAAAATAAATTCAGTGGATAATTTGCCAAATTCGCTAAAATCTTTTTCGGCTTCCTTGACCAATCTTTCTGATAGGATTATTAGGTCATCCTCTACAGCAAAGCTGGTATTCTTCCCTGCTATTCCTACTATCTCAGGAATCTTGTCTAGAATTACCCCAGATGCTCCACTAACCTTCTGAATTAAATCATTTAGAGCATTAGTCAGTTCTGGCGATATTTCGATGACCTGACCCGTGTTGCGTCCTGATCGGCTAAATGCTTTTTGAACCACATCAGAAACTTGCTGTTTAACCTGATTGGCTGACTCTTGCAGATTGTTAGCAGTATCAGATTGAGTTTTATTAACGACGTTATTTAATTGGTCTAAAACTGCCTTGTAGCTAAGTGCTGCTGTTGTTATAGACTGGGATTGAGTCTGCCTGTCACCAGCCCCTAATTTGATGGTTTCTAGTGCTTGCTTATATTGCTCTATTCTGGCAGTTATCGCTTTAGCGATAGATTCGGCATTTTCTCTATCCCCTGAAAATAAATCCTGATCTTTGGATAATTCCTGATAGGCTCTAGCTATCTTCTGAGATTCTCTAATTAGGATATTTAGCCTTTCTGCTTGTAACTGAGAATCCGATTCAAACGAGTTGACAACTCTTAAAAAGTTCTTTAACTGAGATTCCCTGACCTGAGATACTGTAGTCCCAATCTCTTTAGAACTTTTTTGCAAAGAGGCAACTAAGAATGTTAATTTCTCGTTAATCTGAGCGGTTAATGTATTAAAACCAGCGCGGTCAATGGCGGGAGTCGTGTCAACAGATTTAAGTTTGTTGGTTAAGTTTTCTAGATTTCTTTGCTCTAGT